CTGGAGGTGGCAACATCGGAACAGGCAATGTACCGATGCCAGGGGAAGCTGGCTTTAGTGCGGCAAATACTCAACCTGGAAGAGGCGAACAAACGCAATAAACTAGATGGCAAAAACATTTAATCCAAATAGAATCGGTGGTGGAACTTTTTCTCTAGTGCAAGATGCACAGGGTAATTATTCTATAAAAGAAACTGGATTTGATCCTGTAAAATCTTTAAACATGGTTGATCTAGGTGCTATTGCTGCAACAACTACAGCTGCAAAAACTGAAACTGCTGCAGATAAAACAGGTACTACTACAACAGATCAAACTAAACAAGCATTTTTATTACCTAAAAAAGATGATAAAGATGATGCAGATAGACAGGCAGATTTATTTACCCGTGCTACAGATCTTAGTTCAGGATTACAAAATACATTTGATAGACCTAATATGAGAGATGTAGCTGGAGAAGTTACTAGAATTAAAGATCCAACTGAATCTGTATTTGGTAGACCAAACATGAGAGAGATTGCTGGTGAAAGAAGAATGACAGCAGAAGAAGCAGCACCACAAGAAACATTAGGATTAAAAGCACCTGAAGTAAAATTAGAAACTCAAACTGCAAAACAAAGAACAGGTAAAGCTAGAATTAGAGGGCCAAGAGATTTAAAAACACAAACAGGTGTAGCATTTGGTAGACCTGAAGAAGGAACAATTGATCAAGCTGCAGCAGATGCTCAAATGGGTAGAAGTGTACCTGATGCTATTATTGAAGGCCAAAAAGCACTAGGAGTAAGTTCAGCACCTGATGCAATTAAAGAAGGACAACCTGCTATTGCACCTGGAGTACCTGATGCAATTATGGAAGGACAACCCGCTGTAGCTGCTAGAAAAACTTTTTCAGAATCAGTTAAAACTGCACTTAAAGGTTTTAAAACACCAGCCATGGCAGTTCTTGAGTCAGTAGGCGATGCACTTACAAATCCACAACAAAGATCATTAAATAATAGTAATGCTGCTGCATTAGGATCTTTAGGATACAAAACAAGAGGTGAATTAGGATCTTCTACAGATCCTGGAAGAATAGCTGGTAATCCTGCAGATAATGTTTTTGCAGGTATGAATTTAAAATCTGCTAGAGGCAATGTAATGACAGCTTCTAAAGCTAGAATAGATAAAATAAGAGCATCTGCAGCTAAAACTACAGATAAAGCAAAAGCTGCAAGAATGAAAGCAAAAGCAGATAAGTTTGAAAAACAAAGACAAGAAGCCTTAGATAGAAAAGAAAAACAACAAGCTGCAAAAAATAAAGCTGATTTAGCTAAAGGACCAGGAGCATTAGGTCCAGCAGGTGGAGCAGGTAATCAAGATAGAGGTGGAAAAATAGTTTGCACTATGATGAATGAATCATATGGATTTGGATCATTTAGAAATAAAATATGGTTAAGACAA